CAATGCATTTGGGAATGGTATTGGGAAGTTAGCGGGTACTGTTCCGGTAGTTGATCCTGTAACTTCTCCCCACTGAATAATCAGCCCACCGGGGAATTTAAAATATCCATTCTGGGCGAATGAGGATATGAAGCTAGACATATCAGGTATTTGATTAACTCCTGTTCCTACACTTTTTTTAGCTGCGTCGCCTAAACCAAGGTTTAAGAGAGTCTGCGCAACAGCTGCCGGGCCAGCGTCTTTAATTTCAGATAAGTTGTTAGCTTTCTGTAATGCATCACCGAGCAGTTCAGCTAAATTGAGATTGGCCTGAGCCTCTGCAACCGCTGCCGGGCCAGCCGCTTTTATCTCTGCTAAATTCCCGGTGACTTTTAAACCCGCATCACTCACTGTTTTCACTGCTTTAAGTGTCGCGGCGAGCGTCTCACTGGAGCTGTTAATTAAGCTGCTTAGTTGAGTGATCCCTTGCTTCGATGTTGATGCTATAGGTAAATTGCTATTGGCGTATTTCTTTATCGCCAGCTCCAGACTAGCCAGTAATGCTGCCGTATTGCCGTTATCAAGCACATCATCACCGGACTGAATAGCGATAAAATCAGCCAAAACAGATGCAATGAACGATGATTGACGCCACACTTTATTGAGTTGCTCAGACTTCGCCACACCTGATGAGAACCCGCTAGAACGCGCGGCCAGCGCCTCATATTCTGCCTGCGTCATCACATTGGATTCAGCACCCAGCCCGAACGGTAGAATTTCATTAGCCATTTTTTGCCCTTAATGATAAACCCCATGACGAACTGTCAAATCCTGAGGAATATTCGTTATCTAAATCGAAGCCGAATAACGGCCCGACCTCGGTTGAAATTATGTAATTGGTGACGCCGACACCTGCCGGTTTAACGTCTAAATGTCCCTGCGCAATAACCGCCCGCATCACTGATGAGATTTGCTCACCGGCAATGTAAATAGTCATGGTCATGTCGAAGTTATCGACGGCGAATATCTTGGTGCGCCCGTCAGGGAAAATGCCCTGATAGATATCGCTGAGGGTTTCTACCGTGCCGTCCCAGTGGTTAGCCTGGATTTTTGCCCGCAGTATCGTGCGATATGTCTCATCATCCAATCGGGTAAAACCGGTTAACGAGTCATATGGCCCTTTCCAACTACCAAAATCAAAACCTAGCCCCTCGGTATCCAGTGAGAAATAGACATCGGTGATTGGCGTTCTGATGTTTCGGCCAATCCCCACCCACAGCCCGACCGCATCCTCTTGATTGCCTATTGAGCTATCGAGGTCAAAGTCGTTTGTAAGTTGATTTGTCGTTTGCTGGATACCGAGGAACGGTGCGGTAATTAGAGAGATATGATCGTAAAACTTAGGTTTATTTTTGTGATATGGCGTGATGAGACGTTGATATTTAGTCTCACTCATTAAGTCACCATTAAGGTTATATTCTCCGGCACACAAGCAGCGGCATCGTTAAAGGCTATCTCAATATTGTTTTCAGATAGCGCCGCAGTAGAAATGCCGATTTCCAGCAAAGTAATATCGTAAGTCAGTCGTTCGATGCTGCCATTTAATTGTGCAGGCAGATCAAGCCGCTTAATCCGCACCGGCTCGCCAATTTCTATTTCATTAATATATTCCGCGATAGAGTTTTTAATTGCGGTTCCAATTGATGAGGTATAGCCCTGTAGTGCCTTAATTTCTAATCTGACATAAATCTGTACGGTGCCTTTGCGGAAGAAATTAATCGGGTGAACAATGCCATATTTATCTTTAATCGGGATTGTGGTGGTGCCGTACGTCCCAGAACCCGGCCCCTTTTTCAGGGAGATAGTTTGTGCGATCTCTGTTGCGTCACCGCCATCGACCACGATAGAGATCGAATGGCTGGGTATTCCGTTGCCATCGGTAATGTTAGTGTCGTTCTCATAGCCACGATAGCGCTCAACACCACCAATGCCCGCGATAGCCCCTAAGATACCATCCAGCACCGTGCGCGACGGTAACGCCACTGATACCGCCTGCCTGACACGTAATTCTGCATCCATTTCTACCGGCTTGCCCGGCGTGGCTCCCGTTGGGTTATTGACGGTTAACCAGCCTCGCGTCGGTGTTGCTATTTCTTTTACCGTGTTGGCCAGTGCAACAAGCGCACCTGGCACCGAACAAATCGCCGTGGCGGTTGCTGTGCCATCCAGACCAATAATCACGCTGGCCGGTAAATCCCAGCGCACACCATCCGCATCACGCGCCGCGCCGTTGGTTATCACCAGCCCGACGCTGCCAGTGAGCAGTAAATCGACTGTAGAGTTAGTTTCCTTATTGCGCTTAATACCGTTAATTTTCACATTGCTGGAAAGCCCATTACCGACTGCGGTTGCCGGAGAAAACGAGTTATATACCGCAATGGCGCTATTGTTAGCATCATGGATTCCCAGCGCATATAGAGTAACCATTTGCCCGTCTTTACTGTCAGCATCCAGATAGCTATCACCACCATAAATCTCTTGGAAATAACTGACCAGAGTGCTGCGAATAGTCTCGAAATCGGGCGCAGTTATCCCCGTAGCGCTGACAATTGCATTCAGCCCTAACGTATCAAGGTTTAACATTTATGCCTCGCTGGTCACGGTGGTAATACCGTAGAGGGTGTCTATTGTGGCGGTGAAAGTGACGCGACGATTGTCGCCGGTGTAACTGGCTTCAAATTCCAGAATGGCGCTTACGCCCTGCGTATCAAGAATGCGCTCCCGGATAGCCAGGATATAAATATCAGATCGTTGCTTGCCGAGTACCGACTGGATATAAGGCGTACCCTCGGTTAAATCTAAAAACCACTGACCGCGCCATAACTCAAAGCGGGTTTTCACCGCCTGAGCGACCGCCTCCGGAGAATCGATCAGGAAAGTGTTATCACCCTGACCGAATGTGTAATCGCCGTTCTCGTCCTCTCTGCGATAGCGCATATCAATTTACCTTGCCTGAGTTGCCGGTTCCTGGCTGCACTTCGTTGTGGGTGTGAGTATCGTCAATCGTCTTGCCGTTAGAGGTCAGGGTGCCGACAAACTCGATAGCACCGGAGATCTTCGCAGAAACGCCCGCCGCCGCACTCCCCACCAGCCCGCCAAGGAACGTGAATAGCCCATTAACCAGAACCTCAGCGGAGAATTCTGCTTTAGGCGTCACAATATCGAGGCCACCAGGCGCCACGATTTTAATTTTTTTGGTTGTCGGATTTATTTCAAAATAGGTTGATCCATCATCACTGCGGAACTGCGCGGCGCTGGTGCTGATACCGCTGATTTTCTTTGCCTGCGACTGGGGGCCAATAATGGCGAACGCATCAGATAAATCATGTTCACGCTCATCAACGGTTTCCTGTATGTCGCCTGACTGGAGCCAGAAATCAATACACCGATCACCAAAAACCAATAAACACTCATCCCCAGCCTTGATGGGGAATGTCATGGTGACGCCACCGCCGCGCTGGAATACCACGGGAACGTTAGTCAGCACCGAGAGATTTGTTGATTCCCCACCTGACTCACCTTTAATGCCGATCTGAATGTCGCAAGTCACACTGTCAGCATCAAATGACTGAACAATCCCCGGCATCGATACGCGCAATTGAGACGATACTGATGATTGTAATGTTCGCAATGTTTCGGCTAATTCTCCCGAACGGGAGTCTGTTGATACCGTCATGGAAAAACTCCAATAAAAAACCCAGCACAAAGGCTGGGTTAGGGATTCTAGGATAAGAAAATTGCCGGAACGGGCTATTTTTTAAGGTTATGGCGCTCCACAGCTTTTAATTCATTCCACTCACTAAAAAATATATCAGCAGACTCAATTACATCGTTAGCCATCTCTTCCGATACGGTTAAACCTGTAAGGTCGTAATCAGCATCATTTCTCGCATCTCTCTGTTGTTTTAAGCAATAACCAAGAATCTTTAACTTCCTAGAATCAAATGGCTCTGCTTTATGTTCTGATGTTGTCACCATATAGCCAATCAGATTTTTATGATGGTTTGACGAAAAGTGGGGGACATATGCTAGAGAAGACATCGTTTCATGATACATACTATAATATGCTCGTGATACACAACTTCTATAACCACTTTCATCGCCTATTGATAAACAAATCTTAGCTACATTCAAGATATCCAAACTATTTACTTGTGTTGTTTGCTGCATATGAATAACTCACCCCCGTATGTAATTGTCTAGGTGATGAGAATCTTGCAACTAGCTCACAACCATCTAGTGCTTCATCGGAGCAGATTGCTTCAGCAAGTGAATAATTCATTTTTGCGATAGTTTTAGGATCTTTATTTTTCACATCAACTATGTAAGCACTATGATTGTTTCTATTTAGCTCAACAAAACCAGCATGAGCACCATACTCTTTGACTATTTTCCAGATAATTTTAGCCAAGAGAACAAGCTGGTCTTTCGTACAACCAGAATTAGATAACGCCTCATCTAATTCTGTAATAAGTTCATTCTTATGCTTCATCGCTTCCTCCCTTCTCTCTTCATCAGAAAGAAGTTTGATATGCTTATCAAAGTAATAATCAAGTTTTTCTCGATCACCAAATCGAAAAGCGGTGCTATAAGCAACAACTGTAAGTTCTTTTGTCCCGAATCGGTCAGCAAGGTCAAAAACCTTTTCATGCATAGCTAAATAGTTACTTGTTTCCCTCAACATGAAAATAAAATTAATTGCCAAACTGTAGTCATTAGTTGCTAATGCAGCTTCAAAAAGCTGAATTGATAATGTTTCATTCCCAGCGAGAGCGTGTAAAAGACCCAATGCACTTATTGCATTACTTGTATGCAAGTTTTCAAGCTCTTTAACTATTCGCCTGTACGTAAGCTCATCAATAGACTCACCATTTGTAAGCATTTCAGCGTACATTTCCACATACTCTGCTGCTTTTTCTTTTGGTATGCCTGCGGCCATAACACTACTCTCGATCTATACGGGTAAAAGAGTTTATGTAATTAACGTCTACAACGTCAATTAACATTTAAGCTCCGAATTGAATAAACAAATCTTAATCAGCAACTTTCCTACAGGGGAATGAGCCTATGATTTTAGGTGCATCCATGTGGTTCTGTAGGAGCTGGACATTCAGAAATGCTTTACCATCACGTTTGATAAACTGGAAGCCGTACATGTTGCCATCACGGGCAGGCATTAGCCCCATATCGGTTTTGAAGTTATCCCAATCATCTTTCTGTTTTAGAAAAGTAATTTTTTGTGAGGTAACTTTTTCACCGTTTATATATGTCCAACCGTCAGTAGCTGCGTGGAGCCTGAAATTGCCACACTGTAAATCAGCTAAAGCAGAGCAGCTCGTTAGCACTAATCCAATAGCTAAAAGATGAGCTGTGAAAAAATTGGTATATCTCATGAATAAGCCCTTTGCTGTGCTGACGATGAAAACAAATCCCTAGCCCCACGCGCTTCACACATCATGTCCATATACCACGGGTTGCCGCGCGTATCGCCAGTATAACTAATACCCCTGACGATATACACACCATCGGTCGCAATGCTGGCCGGTGGATTAGTTAGGCCATTAACAGTCACGTTGCCATTATCGTTTTGATCATCCAGCCTGCCGCCTGACATCTGAATATCACGGCTGGAAAGCGTCGTACGATAGACTGATTCCTGATTCAACTGAATAAGCCCATTCAACCGAATATTGGGGTTAATCAGGCCGCGAACGTTAACACCCGATCCAATGGTTTGTTGTGGCATGCCAATCAAACCAGTGTTGCTATTCAACACAATGGCTTCATGCACATATTTATCGTTCGGCACCATATCAACTTTGCCATTCACAAACTGCCAGGTGGCTTTGCATTGCTTGGCAACGTTATCCAGATAATCCCGTGTCATGCCGTACATGGTTTTACCACGCGGGAATACTGTCGGCGGCATTTCAGGCATAATACCCTGTGTTATGCCGAACGGGGCAAGGTTGCGCATAAGCAGGTTATTAATATCGGCCACGGTATAACCCGCTGCCACCGTCTGGTTTATTGTGGCGCTTATAAATGCTTCATGACCATCAATAGCCTGAATCAGAATAAAGGTATCCGTGGGGTTATCTCTGCCGGTGATGGTGTAACGGATATCACCCGAGAAGATTTCACCGAAGTTAGCATCTTCATTCTGGCCGTCCGGAGAGGTCGAACCATCGTAACCGGCAATCAATCGAAGCTTTGAGAACTCAGTGCCGGTGATCCGGTTAATGGTATTTTGTGACAGATTATAAATCTTGAAAATAGCCGCGCGCGGGAATGAGGTGTTGTACCACTCAATATTAAACGTCACTTTAAAATCAGTGAAATTTATCCCCTTGCCGTCCTTATCCAACAGCATCAATTCAAAGTGGCGTATCCAGTTCTTACTCATGAAAACCTCATAAAAAAACCCGCACAGTGGCGGGTTAAGTTGCGTGAGTTGATTTAGTTATTCTGCACAAAATATAAATGGCTACCGGTGCCAAGGTTGGTTTTGGTCGGGTATTCCTCGCGGCTATCATCACTGAGTACCGCAAAGACACCACTGATACCCAGATCCGGATATTGCTCTATCAGGTCAACGCCGACCACCAGCGGAACACCGCAAAGCAGATCAGCACCGCCGCTATCTCTCACATCCATAATCCAGCCCGCGACATCACGATAGACCAGGCGCAAGTTAAGTGAGATTTCTCCAAGGGCGATATTGAAAAACTGATTATTGGCGGTTAGCGGGATTTCTTGAATGTTCATGCAAGCTTCTCCGTTACCCAGCCGAAACTAGATTGCAATAACGATTTATTGGCCGGTGCCGGGGCTTTGGTGCCGGTGTTTTGCATCGCCGAGGTGCTTACCCCGTCTTGCATATTCTCTTTATCAGCCACCGTAATCGATTCGGTTTGAGACATAATCACTTCACGTAGGGTAAGAACGCACATCAACACATTTTCACTGGTTTTATCGGTTGTAACCTCAATGGCACGGATCAGCATGTTGCTGTATTTCCGTTTACCGGTAATGACGTCGAATGGCTGTCTACTTTCCTGTAAATCACGGAGTTCTTGATAAACCTCCTCCGGGCTTTTACCCAGACTCAATCCTATGGTTGAGGTATCCACAAAATCCAGCAATGAACCGCCACCCGCAAAACCCACCTCCATTGTTACCTCGGCGGCGCGTTTGTAGGCGTGGTCATTAACGGCAGCCCCAACCTCAACAGGGTGCTCGGTTATCTCCAGCGCGTCTTGATGCTTCTCAGAGATAATCACGCTGGGTACCAGCACCCCAATTTTTCGCGTTTGCTGCCGGAAGATGGCAGAAAGAATATCCATTCACCCTCCTATCGGGTTGATGTGTTTAATTGTTGGGTCAGCCGGGCATTGACGTTGGTCTGCCTCCCCGCTATCTCACTCCCAACAGCGACCGGATCAGTTGCACCATAGATATTGATATTGGTTTCCTGCTGTAATCCACCAGATGGCATATTACTGCGCACCTTGGGAATGTAATTGCGGGTTTCCGGTGGCATCAGGTCTAAACCGTGTTTCTGGACATTGCCGATCCCCCAGTTGTAAGAGGCCAGCGCCTTATCCAAATCACCGCCATTCATCTTAAGCAGCATACTGAGATATTTCGCTGCGGCGGCGGCGGATTTTTCAGGGTCAAAAACGTCATTACCCTTAAGCCCCATATCTTTAGCGGTTGGATCCATAAACTGGAATAACCCCTTAGCTCCTGCACCAGAGATAGCGAACTGATTACCGGCAGACTCCGTTATTGCCACACTGCGCAACAAACCCGCTGGCAGATTATTTAATGCTTCTAACTTAGTGAGGGTGGGCTGCAGCCAGCCTAAAAGAGCTGCGCCTGACGCCGATGCGGTTGGCCTTTTTACTGACTGTGCATACTGATCAGGCTCCGTCCCATTACTTTCACCGCGTAACCAGCGGCCAACGCTTCTAGGGTCAAATCCGGTTTTATCTTTAACCCAATCGGCAGCGCTATTCGCGCTATCGGTTACGACTGGCATTGCATCCGGTTGGTCGCCGCCCTGACTAAGTAGCGCTTTCCCTATTCTGGCCACCTCGCCCCAATTGCCCTCTTTCAATGCATTAATCAGGTCACCGATCATCGATAACATCTTGCCAAACTCGCCGAATTGCTTCGTCAGGTTCTCGATGTCACCTTTTAGCGTCCAGTTTTTCAGATTAATGTTGAGTAGCCTGGCAATCTCAACGCCAACGCCTTTAATCGATTTCGTTAGCTCATCGATCCCCTTGAGCGCGGCGTTTATTTCTTGTTCCCACTGGCCCCAGTCAATCAGGCTTTCCCCGCCCTCTTTCCACGTCTTATAGTCGTCGTAAAGCGCAAAGAGCCCCGCGCCCAGCGAAAGCACGATGCCCACTGGCGACGTCAGGAACGCTGTATTGAGTAAACGCCAAGCCACCAGCAAGCCGCCAAACAACATAATGAGTTGCTGCGTGACCGGATCTAGCTTTTTGAACCATGACATAACATCATCAATGGCCTGCCCGGTGCGCCATAATACGCGCGAGACTGCATCCCCCGCCCAGAGAATGCCCTTGATAACCTTCATCAAGACCGCTTCAATCTTCGGCCAGTTGTCCAGCAGTTGCTTACGCAGAGCATCAATATCCCCTGCCAGCCCATTAGCCAGATTCGCGCCGATTTTGTCCCGCGCCTGACCGAGCGTCATCGTGAGGTTACGCATGGAGGTCATAAAGCGGTTAGATTGCGTCGCGGCAATCTCTGCATTAAAGCCGATCCTTTTAGCGGTTAACGCATATTCAGTGCTGAACTGCCCCAGCCCCTTACGCATCGCCATTAGCGTATTTTCATCAATACCCAGCATCTGCGCGTATTGGTTGGCGCGGTAATACGGCATGCTACTCAGTTTTGCACTAAGGCCGGTAAAGATGGCCGAGGTATCGCGCATACTGCCGTTCGCGCTACGGGTCTGAATACCGAGGCGATTTAGAAAGCCCTCAGCCCCCGGACTGTTACGGATAAATCGGGCCAGACTCTCCAATGAGCCTTGCGCTGACGCCGCATCTACCCCCAGTTGCGAGGCGGCATAGCCTAACGCCTTGATCCCCGCCACCGATGCGCCGGTGCGCTGGGAGGCGAAATAGACCTTATCCAGCCCGCTGGCTATCTTGGTGGTAAAGCCAACTACGGCCAGCGCCGCCCCTTCGACCACCGCGCCCATTTTCAGCACATTAGCGGTGACGCCTGCGACCACAGCGGAGAATTTCTTCTCCCCGGACTCGTCCAGTTCAAAGCCAAGACTGACCAGAAAATCCTTAATGGTTTCAGCGTTACTCATTTATCGGATCTCCATCGGTCTATTTTTGCCTGATTCTCAGCTTCCAGATCGAGGTAATCATTCAGTAGCGCAATGTCGAGTAAGTCGATATTCCCGCTTTTGATTTCACCCATGGTGGTGAGCTGATGCTTGACCGGACGTAAGATAAAATCCTCCCCACCCGGCAGCGTATCCAGCATTAAGCCGCTGGCAACTCCACCGCATCGCTCTCTTGGAGTTCGCGCAAAAAATTTCCCATCGAGTCGCCCACCACCCGACCCACGATTTGCAGCATTGCCATCAGATCAATGTCATCAAACATCAGTACGCCACCGCTAAAAATCGGGTTATAGGCGCTGCCGTTCTTACGCGACACCCTCTCTAAACAAGGGTGAATAATGGCGTTACAGTCTTCGTCACTGATATCGGAAAGCGACTGGGCAATACTGGGTAACGCCGTTTCAATCGTCACCGTGCCGCTTCGCAGGTCTTTGAGGATGCCCGCTAACAAGGGCAGCAACTTACGCGACACTTTCAGTTGCGCGAATACGTCCAGTTTTTGCGAGCGGTACTCAATACCTTTAATCGTGAATTCCATTAGTTACCCCTTAGAAAGTACCCAGCAGTTGATCAACCTTGATGCAGTCAAATACCCACGGCACCAGCGCACCGTCTTTGGCGTTATTGAAATCCGGTTGCTTTTGGAATGCACAGCCACGCGCGGCAAAGGTGTCACCGCTGGCGGTATTCCGGATAAGAATGATGTTATTGCCCCAGGTCGCACTCGATTGTGCCTGTGCGTTATACATGACCGACAATTTGCGATTGGTTGGGCTGGTTTTCAGCAGGTTTACCGTCAACGTGCCGCCTTTCCCCGCATGCAGGCTATGCATGCCCTCGCCATCCGCGCCAATGGTCATGGTGTTTTTATTCTCGATCATTGAGGTCGTGATCCCCTCTTCGGCGACGGCTGCGCCATAACCCAGATCGAATGAACCGCCCACACCGACAATGGAGGCGGTAATATCCATAAAGCTATAAGTTGACATTAATCAGCCCCTTAGCGGTTAACATTGATAATGACATCGGCGTAATGAACAGCACCGGCCAGTTTGGTGGCAGACTGCATCACCGGCGCTTTACGCCCTTCACGGTCAGCCTGCGCCTGATCTGCCACCGGCGGCGCGTAGACGTAGTAGCCCTTGGTCAGCGTGTCACCGGTTTCCAGTGCGCCGAAACTATCCCCACCCCAGACACCCGGTGCTACCAGCCCGTTAGTGACCGACTGATCCAGTGATTTCTCAACATTGGCCAGCAAACGAGTTACACCCGCGTCTGTCTGCGGGATTTTGGTGGGGCTGGTATACAGCAAGTTATAGAGGTTGTTCTGGACGTAGTTCTGCAACCAGTCGAGGCCGTGGCGTTCATCGAAGAAATCGCCGTTACACATCACCCCCTCTTGAATGATGGCCGTGTCGTTGTCGTAATTGACGAACACATTGCAATTCTTCGCTTTCAGCGCGTTGGCTTGCGACTGAGAAAGTGATTCAGCGGTAATACCCGGCTGCTGTTTAAATTTCAGCGTGATAGTGGTGTTATTGCCGTTAAAATTCACGGTAAAGGCACGACCAAAGATCGAGGCGACGGCATACGGGCTGGCGCTGGAATACTGCACCAGGGTACGGGCATATTTAGCCGCTTTCAGTTTGCTGGCGATATCCGTATCAATATCCGCATCCAGCGCAGTAGTTACCTGTGTGGTATGTCCGTAAACCCGAGAAACATCATCACTCTGGATAAACGAGGCAATACTGATCACGTCTGTATCGCTTAATGATGGGTCGGCAATAACCAGCCCATACCAGCGGGTAGACATGTCAGCCAATTTATAAATGCATGCCTGAATAGTTTCACTCGCCAGACCTTGAACCGGCAGCGCACCGGCGCTCTCAATCAATCCCATCAGTACAGAAATATCGGTGCCGGTGGTATTGGCAGAACCATAACCAACCGCCGATGCTGCACCCGTGGTTTTGGATGTGATGATGAAGCGAGAACCATTCCAGATAACGGTTGCAGTGGTGAGCTTGTCAGCCACGCGAGCGGCAACACCGTTCAGATTGGTTTCCGCTGACCAGTCAACACCGGTTACTGTCTTGACCGTGCCATCTACCGTGATTTTCATCGAACCATCTACCACAGCGGTAAAGTTAGCCATTAGCTGCTGTGTCGAATTTAAAATTGCCCCGCGCAACAGTCCGGCGGCATCCTCTTTCACCCACCGGCCAACAAAGGAATCAATCGGCTGAGGGGATTGCTGATAATACAAATTAGCGGCTTTATACTCGGGCGCATCCAGACCAAAGTCAGATGCAATGTCTGTCGCGCCTGAATAGCTGCGCAGGCGTTCGTGAGCATCGATAACAGGCGACGGGCCAACCACCAGCAGGGAACCAAAGTTCCGCGCCATGGCAGCACGCACAGCCATATTCACCGTCACATTGACGATGTTAGAAACAGGTAATCCCTGCGACATGGTTATTCTCCGAAGAATTTTACGGTAGCGGCGGTCAGCGATTTAATGCCGTACTCGCGGATCACTTTGCGGCGCAGGTTGACGGTGATGTCATATCGCCGTACCCACTGGTTATTAATCAGTTCAGGAAAGGGATTAATACGACTGTAACGGGCCAGTGATAGGCCCATTTTCACCAGTTCGTCATTGTTTTGGCTAATGGTCAGCCCATCGCGAAATTGAGTTGCATAGCGCTGCCCGTTAGGGCCGTAGAAACTCGCCATACATTCGATCTCTTCATGTCGCCATAACTCGGTGCTGTTTTCGCTTTGGTTCTCAAAGGCGGGGCTGGCATCATCAGGAATATCGATTACCCCAAAACCACACCAGTTAATATCCGCCGCCATAATCGATGATTGCACCGCAGTCCAACGCGGGCGAACGTGACCATCGGGTAGCCCGGACACCCCTCTCACCCACTGACTGAGTAAGCGTTCTAACGTCTCATCGTAAGCGGGGCCATCAGCCGTTGGTGTTAGCCATCCGGCTTCATCACTGCTGTTGTTGCTCAATGGGAATTCCTCCATCGAACGGCAGTAATTCACAGTGCGCCTGCACAAAGCCCGCACCGTATGCCGTGTAAGGGTCAACAAACGACACGCGGTAATCGCGGTTCTGATAGGTCACGATATCGGCATCACGCCCGGTCTGGCCCTGTGTCAGTCGTTCAGTCGTCACGATAAGGATGGCACCGCCAATAACATTCCCTGACATCATGCGGCGCGACTCAAGCGAGCGGTCTACGGTAACCACACCTGCAAAAGCCTTTTCAGTGACGGTATTGGTGGCGAAGCCGTCAGCATCGACGGTCTGAATGTTCCGTTTGACCACCAGTGACATGTCACAGAAGTCTGGATCAAACAGCACGTCGGTCACATCAAGATTTGGCATATTTGTCCCTCACGATAGAGGTTATCGTCCGTCGATATTGCCCGGTATCAATTAGCGGCTTATCTCCTGTGCGACTGCGCTGCAAACGAGCGCTAATAGTGCTATCGGCTAAAGGAGTAAAGCCGGTGATAGTGATGTAGCGTTTCACCGCATTACTGGCGATGGTGCCCGCCTGCTCTAACGCCCGATCTGCCGCGGCCTGATTGCCCGCCAAAACCGCCTGCGCCGCCTGTTTCAGCTTTTGGGTGGTTTCGTCCTGTACCGACCTGACACCGGGCTGTAAATGGGGGCGCGGGGGGATATTTTGTGTTGGTGAACCATGCTCGTTGAGATAACCGATCCCCGCGTTACCAAAAGGGATATCCTCCCGCTCGCTTTTCTCCTCAGGGATACCAATCAATACATCTTTTCTGCCGATGGCCTTAAATGCCGCTAACACATCATTAGCCTTATCTACCCGCACCTTTAAGCCGCTTTTCATAACTGGCGACCACCCGCGCCGAACATTGTTACTAGTTGATAAAACTCAGCTCCGTAGCGGGTGAAATTCCAGAACCCCGCATCAGGGTTGAGCGTGGCGCTGTTGTCATAGCTAACGGAAACTTTATCGACACTCTTTGATGAGGCCGCACCATTAGTTGAACCACTACCGCCGCCCATCGCAGCAGACTGCGCATCTTTGGCCTGCAACGTGATGTAGTGGGCCACGAATAACTCAACCAGATAGGGAAACATGTCATCCAGTAGAGCTTCGCTTAGTAGGTTGTCAGCAAGATTGAGGCGGAATTGAATAGTGGATTCGGGGTATTTATTCACATCAGCAAACTGGGGAAAATCGACTCTAAACTTTTCCACCGTGGGTAGATTTCGATTCTTTGACATTGGCTTTCCCCTTATTCAACTCATCAATCTGGTTCTGCAGGTCAACAATGTTGGCGTTACGTGATTCGATTTCATCGGCTTGCTCATTCAGCCGTTTCTGTAGGTCAGCAATGGTTGCGTTGTGTGCGTGGTTTTCTTCGATCTGTTCACTCAATTGCTTCTGCAGGTCATAAATGGTGGTAACACGTTCCACCGCTACTCGTTCCTGCTGATCGATTCGCCCCTGCATCTCAATCATGGCGGCTTGCAGGTCGGTATTGCCGTGCTCGGTTTCAGCGTCAATCACCTCGGCGTGTGCCAATGTGAACCAATGCTCGGCAACTTCTTGCGTGACCTTATGGGTGCCGACCAAAAAGGCGATATCGGGCTGACCGGCCAACGACAATTTAAACGGGGTGTGTACTGCAATTTTCATCATTTCACCTTACAGGCCTCCGACGAGGCCCTCTGAGTTATTAAATACCGTCGAAGTAAGCCAGTGTTTCAATGTATGGGGCTTCAACCACCCCCAATTTCCCGTAATAGGTCACCAGCTGCCACAGGCCGCGATACTGGATCGGGATGCTGGTCAGCGGTACCAATGGGAAGCGCACATATTTACGGTCGTTGGTATAGGCCACCATGCGATTCGTACCTGCGACACCGGCCCCTTTCAACCACTTCACCGCGCGGATATTCAGCGGAATACCGTTCTGGTGGAAAGAGATAGTGTTAGTGGTCAGGTAGGTCAGTAATGACTGATTACCCGCGTCCGACACGATAACCTGTGCGATATAGGCATACTGCTCAGGGGGTAACAGCAGGTCTTGCGGTACCACGGTATAGCCGGACGCGGCCCAGGCATCGGAAAGCACTTTGTTAATGGAATCGCGGATTTCAGCCACGGTCGAGGTTAACCACGATTTAGTCGCATTGCCCACCGCGACGCCGGTGTAGTTGGCCAGACCTTTTACACCCAGGTCGGTATCACCGATATAAACTTGCTCATCGGCATCCATATGCCATTTCAGCACCATGCCATCATATTTCTGTGTATCGATTGGACGGCCCATTTGTTGTGCTGCGGCTAGCTCAATCACTGTCCAGCCCAGTTCCATCCCCCACAACGTCAGCGGGAAACCCTTTTTATCGATATCGACGTTAATACCCGCCAGTGCGGTCGATTCCTGACTAACCCAGTTTTTCCCTTTTGGGTTGGCACCGGTACCGGCAACACCAAAGCCGGTTTTAGTGAATGAACTGATTTCATCAGCAATATTCACATCTTCGCGGAATTGAATATCACGGGTGTAAGTCGTTCCCACCAACGGCAGGTTAATCTCTGGATCTAATCGCTCCAATTCCCCGATCAGGAATGCGCCGCTGGCATCAATGGTGCGCTGGCTGTCGTAAGTGATCATATTGATTGTTCCTTAAATCTTATAAGAGATTTCAGTGTTGCCAGCGGCATCACCGGCACCGGTGAAATAAGTGTTAGGTAGCATCACGGTAACGTCAGCAATGGCCGTGGCCAGCACGGAACCCAACGGGCTGTCATCGGTGGCTGCGGCGATACGGATATAGACCGGCGCACCCTTAGTCACCCCTGCCGCCGTACCTCCAATATTGACCGACAGGTAACCGCGTTTTAGCGCATCACCGGCAAAATTGTTACCGGTGCCGATTTGGTGCACCTTATCTGGCGTTGAGGTGGTGGGGAATGGTCGGACAAAGATGCCGACGATTTTGTCGGCTGTGTCGTCCTCTTCCAGCGGGACAAAGAAGTTGCCGCTGAACTTACCGGCCAGACCGTACTGGCTAAACGGGGTAGCCGAATTAATAATGACCGGCTCAATGGTCAGATCCTGCGGGCGTGACACTGCCCCGGCAATGCCCGCAGGCATCCGATATAAATATGCTGTCATGAATTAGTTTCCTTTTTTAGCCCAGAACGCGGCGTTCTGTTTATTGAGGTCGGCGGCGGTAGGTCGGCGATTTGGTGCAGCGGAATCGGTGGTTCGGTGGTTCAACTGAATGTTATTGCGCCCTTTGGCAATCTCGCTGGCCGCGATGAATGCTGCATCAAGGGAGAGTTTCGGCATTTTGGCAAAGTCGGGTTTGTCACCGACAATACCTTTTAGCAATTTCTCACCCTCGGTGGTTTTAAACGCCGCATCTAATACGCTTCGTTTAAAGGAGGCTAGCTTTCCTCCCTCGGGTAATTTAATGCCGGGTACAATCCATTCCGCGCGGGAAACCACATCCTGATGATAAGCTGCATCGCTGGTAATACGTCGCCCCTCTTCCTCTTCATCCGGATCTGAGTCAGTAGTGGAACCCAACTTTTCCAGAATCGCGGCTAAGGTCGTCTCCATTGCTGCAACGCGGGTTTCCATGTCGCTACTGTCAGTAGTCGCGATGGCATCTAATTCAGGCTCCTGTTTCGGTAACGGTTGTTGTGGGTTAATGGTGATATTGATGGCCTTGGGCAGTTCGCCGCTACCCTCATCGCTGGTTAGCTCTGACGGGGCGCTTTCCATTGCCTCCTCCATCGCGGCGGCATCTTTGGTTTTGATTGCCCGGCGTAGCTTGGCGAACCAGGTGTTATTCGTTGTCATACGTTTACTATCTCCAATTGAACAGCGTTTCCCTGCGCGGCCCGTGGGAACGAGCGCGACATGGTTAGCTATGATGTCGTACTGGCGGGCTCTGCCTCTAGCGGTCTGCTGATATTCGGCATCGTAGCCAGCCGAAATTTGATCGACACCCTCCTCAAGAATCACCTTTATGGCTTCGGCTTTCTTGACCACGATGTCGGCGATCATTAAATCTGATTGGTCACCGCTACCGCGCCTGACGTTTTGAACGTGTCCAGCGGCATAGCGGCCCCAGTTATCCGGGGTGACGTCTTCGATGGGGTGGGATACTGTGAATGTCATCCCCTCAAAGCTGGCGAGGGTTTCAGGGCGAAATACTTCGTCCTCCGTCCTTTCCACTAAGATCTCACCGTCACTATCAGGTTCGATATCGTCCAGCTCTTCACCACCGTAAAGCTGTACCCCGGTTCGACCTATCGGGACGTCTTTGCACAATAGGCCACCGTCGCTCATGGTGAAGCGCGTCTCCCCTAGGCGGGAGTTATAGAAATATTGCATGGGTTACCTGCTGGATTGCGGGCATAAAAAAGGCCGCCTAAGCGACCTGTCGAGATAAGGGATATTTGTGCTGCTCTAGCGACTATTTAACATAAGACTCTTATGCGTATCTCATGAGTTCACACAATGAGGATTTATGGTAAATATCAGAGGTATTGATAATTATTGCGGCATGCAAAAATATTTCGTTTGATGCACAGTCACGGAATCATGCCCTCGACCAATGACTGCCCCATAGATGGGGTGATCATCGTCACCTTGGTTTTTAAGGCTAATCCCTAGAAAATCAGCATCTTTTCCAATGTCTTCTAGATTTTGTCTGGTGCTAAATAGTATGAAATCATCACCTTCTTTTCCTGAGGCTTTAAAGTACGTCATCCCAAGCTTTACTCCGCCATCCCTTGATAGAAATTTAGTTACGGCATACCCCATGCCTTCATTTGAAGATTTGACATCAATCATCATTGAATTCTGGGTGGTTTTTTTGTTGTGGAAATCGAACTCAGTAACGCACATCAGATTCATTAATGATGGGTCCGATTTTGCAACCAGAGGTAGCATGCAAAGGATAATGGCCAATAATTTTTTATTCATATTATTCCTAACTCTGCTTTTTCGTAAGTTTCTAATTCTAGAAAAATACCCATACCAGAAAGTGGGGCGAACGACCAGCGCTAGAAACGCTCCTTGTGTTTGGGTGTCTAAACCCGTGATCTATCGTTTTAGCCCTCAGGGATCACCACTTCGCAGTAACAACGACAGTTAGGTAATGCACCCGCATGGCCCGTCATACCGTCAAGGGTCGGCGGGTTATCCCAGCGAACAAACTTACCCTCCATTTTTTGATGTGAATGGCGAACGTCACTATCCTCGGCGGTGCGCCAAATGTAACCGCTGGAACCGATAGAGAGTGAACGGGCCTGTGTTAGTGCCGTTGATGCCCGCCCTATTTCTGTACGGGCGATCATGTTGGCGCGGGATATGGCCACATCGCCAGATTTAGCTATTTCTTTAGCGAATGGCTCGGCACGCCCACCGGTGATGACCGCCTCTAGCGCCTGATTATGGATATCCTGCACCCGGTCTGCCGCCTGTAAAGGCAGCGACTTGATGAGTTTTATCTGTTCCTCCACGATGTTACGGGCCACCTGCCCCACAGCGGTGTTTTCCATTATCTGGCGCAAACCAACGGATATTTCCTGCGAGTTACTGCGCCACATCGCCACGTCTTTGGCGTTAACGGCATCAAACATCTTGCTGGCGGTGGTTCTGGCCCAGCCGTCAATCAGGTCTGAATAGCAATTTAGGCTATCCATAACGTTATAAACGGAATCATTAGAACCATCGTAAGTACCATTTACGATGTCGCCGACCATGCGCGCTATCTTGCGTAGCTGCGTTTGATATTGAATTTCCGCGCGTCGTGATTTCAGGCGGGTTGAGATCTGCGCTTTCGCCGAGGTTCGGCGGGTCGATGTCTTTCGCACTCTCTATATCCTCATCGCTGATGCTGGAGCCGATACCGATAATGCCCGCTTTATCTCTGAGTTCAGTCATGCCCCCCTGTAGCGTCAGCAAACCTGAGTCCATTGCGGCATTAATGGTATTAACGGTTTTCTCCGCCACATCTGCCCGATCCGGTTCCGACATCTGCCAAAGAGGATTAAAATCAAAAGAGAAGCCGTCAGGCAGTGGCGAGCTGAACTCAGAATAGTGGATCACTTCAAATAATCGGCGCAAAGGACGACGTAACCGCCGCTCTTGCTGAGTACCGATATTGTCGTAGTAGTTAGCCAGGTCAGCATCACCGGTTGAGAACCCCGCAGGAGACTGACCAAACAAGCGCACCAGCGGGATACCAATGGCACCGGCTATCTGCTGGGCAAACTGCGCCATCACATCAGACAGGCCACCGAATGCATAACTGTGCGTTTCAAATGTATCAGTGGCATCCATCAGGGTCAGGCCCTCAGTGCTTTGGAATTGCCGGATCATGTCCATGCTTTTTATTAGCCCATCAAAGGCCTTGCCTCCCATGGCGACTAATTCACGAAACTTATTGATTTTGTAGGTGCGTAAATGCGCCTTAAAAATCAACTGCGCCGCGCCGGTCGAGGTGCTATCAAATGCCAGCAGTCGGTCAAATAACCGTTCTATAACCGACATGCCCCATTCGTTTTCTGTTCGCTTCTGCTGGTACGGGAGGCCAACACCATCCAGGCGAATCACCCTGCTATGGTGAATTTTCATGCTCGGGATGCCGCCGCCGGTGGTCACTACCTGATAATATTTAGGCATGCCGAGGTCTGGCCCCATTGCTGTAACTCGTTCGCTGATAGTAGGATTAACCATCCAACGGTCGAGCACCAGCACCCCTTTAAAGGCATCTTTACCAATGGTCTCTACCCGTAGCGGGGTTTCAGGTGCCTGCCCATCAATCATGATGAAACCAATTGCACCACCGTACAGCCGCGACCATTTGATGGTGTCGTTAATCGCATCCCAGAGTGATAACTCTTCCCAGCACCCCTCTATTCGCATCTTGGCATCCGGTGCCATCTTGGAGGTGATGTTAATCCCTTTACGGGTCATATCATCTGCGATGGTGTCTACCGCCGCGCCCACCAGCCACGATGAGCGGTAAGCGTTTTCTATCAGTTGGCGGTTGCGCGATGTCCAATTCGGTTGGTAGTTATAATCCGCGCTTTGGTTCTCGGTGCGCAGCCCATAGCGAGCGGTGAGGTTTTGATAGCTATCGGTGGTTCTCTGCGGTGATGACGCCTTGCCTGTTCTACGTTTTCTCGACATTACGCCCCCCCGAGCCGTAGCCAGATATCCAGCGCGTTATCCATTGGTGCATATAAAATCATTGCTGAATCCGCCAGGTTAGGTGACTTGGTGCCGTCAGGTTTTTTATCCACCACAATTTTCCCTACGCCATTAACTGAGTAGGTAGGTTGCGATAATTCAGAAGTTAATTTGGTCAGGTTTTTGAGGTCTTTCGGAATAGAGATAATCTCATCGGGATCGAACTCCATATTTTCCTTAACTGCCCGATAAGTTTTCTGGAACCGGGTACGCAAACTCCACCAGCCTTGCGCTTTGGCGTTCGCAAAGAAATCTTTGTTAAGCCGCCCTTGCTGTCCGTTATCGCCGGGGACCGCCTCATCATCAGGGTCTGTGACGCCACCGCTACCACGGAACGGCGTGGCGACGATATGCCGTCTGCGTTGTTCTTCGCGTTGCTCGTTGATAACCCGAGCATCACCGCGTGCACCGGCTCCCAATCCGTCGGTATCAAAGCGGAAAGTTTCGAGGTTTTGTGCATCACAAATATCAAAGGCTTTCTGTACGGTACCGAAAATATCATCGCCTTTACCCGACCACTCTTCGATGCTTTCAAGTAAGAAGCCATGACGACCAGCAAACGAATTAGTGTCCTTGCCCTCATCGGCGATATCGAGAGCACCTAAGCGCTGGCCGGTTGGCTCAATACCCAAGACCTCATGAGCGTTTATTGCTGCCTGTACCCATGCGGACGGAATCAATACACCCTCAACAGAGGCGCTGTAGTTGATATCGATTTCTTGCGCCACGGTAACGGGGTCGAGGTTCTCAACCTGCTTTTGATACCAGGCATCATCTTTGCGCGGGTCATCACGCCAGTGAAAGGTGAATACTTTAATCTTGCCGCTGTGCCGCCGTTCAGCAAACGAGTTAGCCATGCCGTTCGGCGTTGATACATCCTGCCTACAGTTGGTCGTCGCAGACAGGGACGCATCGACCAGATAAGGCCGCTCCAAGAACGCTGACTCATCGACTATGTAAAAGCTGGTGCGGTCACCGCGCCCTATTCCGTCCCCCGCCTCACCGGTCATGGCCGATTCAGTTTCTGGGAATAAGATACGCATGTGCGGTGCATGCTGCTTTAGGCTCCAGCCACCACGAAACTCAGTGGGTAGCAGAGAGATAAAATTTCGTGCTTTATCGAATAGCGACTTAGGCGAGCCGATTTTATCGACATACTCTTCTTTGCGAGAGCCGAAACCAGCGAACACCCCGCGGTTAAACAGGCAAAGCGAGGAAGCCATTCCAACCGTCAGCCAAGACATACCCATATCACGGGTTTTTTCTGTAATGCCTGGTTCAGCATTACGCCAACGATCGACAAACCACTCGATCCACTCTTCCTGCTTTGGAAATAAGAGGAACGGAATACGGGCAGGCAATCCACGCTCAACGTTGCGCGGGTCCACCGTCATACCCCAGTCAATAATGAACTGTGCAGGGTTGTCTTTATAAAACGCTTTCATAACCGGCAACATTTCAGGCTGCTGACGAATGCGCTGCAATCGCTCCATTCGCCACTCAAAAACCTGCATGTAGTCTGGATTCTTGAAATTAAATGGGAATGGGATCGGCATTTTAATACGGCCTTATTGCTATTTTTTTTCAGGAGTTACATATTGAAATCCCACTAAAACTTAAGGAATTATAATGATTTCAGATGTACAGGATCGGATGCTTGAACTCACTCAACATCACCGGCGGGATGTTCAGGTTGCAGCAATCCTCGCTTTAGGTGAAGGCGCAGGCACAGTTAGCGTGGTAATTGACCGTCTCATGGTGTTAACAGAAGACCCTGCTGATGATGTCAAAATTGCAGCGATACAGGCTTTAGGCCGCATTTATCGTCGTAGAAAAATACCAACCTAAGAAGTAGTATCCGGCGCGGATTTTTTCACGCCGGATTATGTTTTCAGCCCATCATTTTACGGTACGCTTCGGCGGCTTCATCTGGTGTCATATTTACTGTCTCAGTTTTAACCGGACCACCGTCAGGGCCGCTAATTTCTGTTTTGTTTTTCAGCATACCTAAATGCTGAGCAACCATCTTTAATGCCTCATCCTGATTTCGGGTAATGGCCTCAATACCAAATTTACCCTCCTTCACTCCAGAGAACAGACGACGAGCTGCGCCACGCAGATCCCGTGTATCGTGAAAGTGGGTGCGCCCGACCCCCTCACCATTACAGCGCGGACAATCGGGGTTAGGATCAAGCGTGGCATCAAAGCCGTAACCGCCAACGTCAAAGGGTTCCCGCTTTTTGCTTTCCACAGCTTTCAACCTGGCTTCTTCAAACTCAACAGCATCGCGCCACTGATACTGGAAACCAAACCCCCAGCAATGGCGGCAACACAAACGGCGCAGCTCCGTAATTTGGCTAGCATCGGCTGTGGCAATATCCCACCACCATTTAAGTACAGCATCTTGAGTGATCTGGGTGCGCCTTTCTCTGGCGTCTAATGCATCGCGAATGGCCCGACTAACCTTAGCATTTCTGTACATGCGTGAGGCGTTAACGTAAGCCGTATTGCCTTCCCCTTTGCCGCCAGACCTTTTATATGCAGCCGTGCTATTCAGGTCGATCAGGTATTCACTCACGAAACGAGCCTGCATATCATTAAGCCCGTATTCCTCAGGGTTTAATGTGAATTCTGGTTCGTCACTACCATCAGCTAGGTATTCTGAATCTATTTCACTTTCAACATGAACCGTTGGTTTTCTATGTTTGGTTCGCGGGTTCTTGTTTTGGTTCTCACTAATTTTCTGCGAACCTACATTGCGAACCTGCTCATGCTTGGGCCATTCCTCTGCCTTTGCCCTCTTTCTTACCGCTGTATCACTTACACCGTATTTCTTGGCAAGCTCTCTGATGGAAAGAGCGCCGGAACGGTAGTCACGCTCTATGCCTCTCCAGTCAGTATCTTTTGCCATGATGTTCCCTTAGTGTCATTACGCAGTAACCTTGTTAGGTTGCTCTGTGATGATATTTAGGCGTAAAAAAACCAGCCGAAGCTGGTTGATTGTATATTCATATACTTGAAGAGATTACTTACCTAAAGCAGCTTGAATGGCGTCAGCAAGTTTGCCGACCTCATCAGAGGCGTGCTGCACCTCAACTTTAACTTTACTGACGCCTTGATAGGCAGTGGATGCGCTTACTGATGTTTGAATTACTTCTAGCGCTGCCTGTACAGCAAGGAGTCTCTTTTTCTGTTCATCGGTGTAATCAATTCCAAAGTAACTTTCTAACATTGCAATCCCCTTTTGATAAATAGAACTATTAAGTTAGCAGGTGGAATCATCAGCGCTAGTTTTATAGTGGGTATTATTGATAACTCTCAACAAATACCCTTAATTAGGTTCTCACGATATCGACATTCGTTATCGTCAGCTTACGGATGCGGCGGGTTGCTTCGCGAGAAATGGCGCTCAGATTCTTGGGGGTGGCTTTCACCTTTGCATATTTGCGCAATAGGCTATCAGTTACCTCGCTAATCTGTTTCTCAGTGGGTGGGATAATGCTTACCTGTAGCTTATGCATCTGCCGTTCCTTATTTGAGGGTTACGTTTTACTCCCTACTCTCTGCCGCCAGTCGATAACCTCATCAAGTCGACCTTTGCAGATTCGTAGTTCCCGCTTTAACTCCATTGCGTACAACCCACCATCTCCCCATGTAATACCGGTAAACTCTGGAACTTCACAGGGGGTAAGCGCTGACTCTGGGGGCAATAATAGGACGGGTTCGGTAATGGGCGGTTTAATGGGCTTATTCACGCATGACGCTAATGACATCACCAGGCATAGGCTTGATAGAGCAATCATCACTCGCCGCTGCTGCCTTGAACCGCCTGAGTCGCTCGTCACTTTCATTGCGTAACTTCCTCTCGTTCTCTAACTGCCGGTTTGTAGCTGCGCGGTTTGCAGCTTCGTTAGCACTGTAAGCATCGATGATGTTACCCAGTGCAACGTTAGTGTTTCGCTCATCTCTCAGGTCTTTTTCTGTATTCTCGATCTTGTTTGAGAGGCGGTAACTGTTAAATAGCAGAACCGACACAATGACCACCAGCACAGCAATGACTATCCCAATGGCCTTATTCATCCAGCCCCCAGCATGTCAGCTCGCTTTCTTGCGCGCGGCGTTCTATCTGCCCGTAACAGTTGTTGGAGCGAATGCGGCAATCTTTCCCGCCGTCCCTGATCCAGCGCTTGATCTCAGCACATGCGCCTTTACGGTCGCCAGCGTTGAGTTTGTAATAAAACGTAGATGGTAGGCATTTGGCAGGGCCAATGTTGTAAGGACAGAATGAAGCTATACCGGCTTTCTGTGGTTCTGTCAGTGGAACGTGAACATTCCGTTCAACCCAGGCTATGGCAGCGGCTGATTCTTTCTGGTTTAACTTGTCGCATTGAGCGGCGGTAAGTCTCATCCCCATTAACACTGGTTTACCGTCGATATAAGTAATGCCACGACAAATAGTCGGCTTACCCTGCCCATCCCGATAAGCTGAAAGGCGATTCCCCTCCCTCTCATCAAGGTAGTGATCAAGAATTATCGATGCCGGTGCGCCAGCCAGCACAACACCCAGAACGGTAGCGCTGAGCTTGCTCTTTGTTGATATCGACATTAACGATCCTCCGACATCAATATTTGCATCTCTTCATCTGTCAGGTTTTTGTTTTTCCGATTAAGGTACTCTCTGAGGAGTTTTTGCCGCTGGCACTTAAACCACACGCCAGAAGCGCACCCGATTATCGTGGTGATGATGCCAACGATAATGCCTAAAATCATCCATTCGCTCGGGGCAAGGTAGTTAATCAAACTAAATAAAACTGAGCCGATACCGCCGCCATAAGTGGCATTGTCTGCAATCCTCTCCTGCATGTTTTTCATCCTCACCCCCCGGTACCGGTTGGCATAAAAAAGGCCACGCAAAAGCGCAGCCTGAAAAAGTATCGCCACTTCTCGCAGTGGCCACGCTCATGCCCTTGAGTCTCGCCGCCTCAGCCGCTAATAACCGGTGCGCATCTGGCGTGTACGCTGCTTTACCGGAGCTTGTTTTGATATGAGACCTTGACCCGTAACCACACAGGCTCGCGCAACTTTGCGACTCAGGGCAGCATCATTACTGCTGCATTGCCTTTCGGCTGCGGCCTAACCGTTTAGCTACAGCATTTTCCTATCCTCCAGAAATGACAAAGCCCCACCGATTGGTGAGGCCAGAAATAGAAAAACCCGCACAGATGGCGGGTTTCTTTTAATTTCGTCGCTTGCGTGTATAGCTCCGCGAGCTTATGTCTAAATCATATATTTTTTGTTCAAATAGTCAAAGTTTTTTTCTCGAATCTTTTTATGTCTTTATCAAAAGCGTCGTTCATGGGGCGATAAAGCATGTATTCGGCGGTATTAATCCATGCATCAATACGGCGGCGGCACGTTGAAATTGATAGGTCTGGGTGTGCTTCCTGCATTTCTTCTGCCATCGTGTAGCGTTTCTTTTTAAAAATATAATGCTGTTGCAGTATACCAATTAACCCAGGGGTTGATTGTAGAACCAAGCCAACAACCGAATCCATTAGTAACCCCTCATCATCAGTACAATAGATTAGATTACTGTGGGCCTTGGGGTTGTTAAGGTCTCCAAATATCTCGAACAGCTCCTCTCTGGATAAGCCTGATTTTCTCAGTTGGCTAATAGCTGCTTTTAATGCGGCTTTAGTTATTTGTTGTTTAGCCAATAATCGGGAGAATACCCCCTGAGCACCGCCCGTTTTTGCTATGCGTGACCAACGCCCCCACATTTTCAGTTTACCCTTGAGCCAAATAAGTTCTAACGTATTTAAGTGTAACTCGTTGCCATCAGCCTTACCGCACGTCGTTGGATAAATCATAATTTTCCTTCCTTTCTCAATATATTCTGTGTGCGCATAACGCCCTCGGCGTGATATAGGCGTGCCGTGTCGCCATCAATTAAACGAGTGCGCCGGTCACATTCGTCATGGCATGCACCACATCCCCACGCGGCCTGTTCATCAGTGGGTTTAATTCCGGTACCGCAAGTACCAGCCAGCCGATAATGAGTCAGCACCACTGTTTCAGGGTTGCCATTGCACACCCCAGGAATACGGATCTGGCACTCACGGCCCCTTGCCTCTTTGCGTAAATTAACCATGATTACCCCTAAGCTGCGTAGCTCATTAATTGACTGGCGGCGTTCTCCGCCTCTGATGGATGACTGAATGATTTACTGAGAATGAAAGTCCACAGAACATTCAGCACTGATTTGTATAAATCGTTGAATTCCAGCTCGTCCATTTTCGCGAATGAAATAGAACGAGGTTCACGCAGCGTTGAGCCGTCCGGTAATTCGAATAAGTCATAATGACCAGATTCGACAGTCACCCAACGGCGGAAAGCATGGAATGATTTTGCAGTAGATAAGTTCGCCGTTCGTTTACCGGCCACCAGCGCCAGGTAATCATCAGCTATCTCATGAAGTACGCCCTCATTCCCAACATAGGAAACAAGCCGACTTACATAACCACGCAGGAATTTAAGTTCGAATGGTGATATCGCCCCGCCCTTTGGCTCCCAATATTCAAAACCAAGATTGAGCAAGGAGAAGAATTTACGGTGAAACAGTGCATTGCGCACACGTTTGAATTCGCCAGTGACAATAGTCCCCAGCTTGGTATTTTTGACAAAATCCTCAGCATCCGGCGTGGCCGGTACCAAGATCCCACCTGTTGATTTGGTAAAACTATACTGTGCCATTTCCGCCCCCGGATGTATGGCACAGCAGCACGACGTTTAGGTTATCGGGTGTTCAATCCGATAATTATATAATAACAGAATCAATCGAATTATTTTCAATAAGTTTTAACTGACATCAATACCAGTAAGATCTTTAATTTTCTTCTTAGCAAACCCTTCTGCAAGAGATTTAGTTACTGACATTAATGTTGATAAACCCTCATCTTTAAATCCTGTTTTGATAGTCTGCCAAACTTCTTTTTGTCTTAAATCAGCGATAAAATCATGACCTCTAGCTGTTAGTCGAAGAGGAGTTTCAACCCAGTAGTAGCTATATTCTTGTAGGCTAGAAAACAATTCATGACCGAACCCAAACTCACCGTCAACTCTTATAATCAGTCCATTGTCATAGAGCAGGCGCATGTGGAAAATGAAGTTATTATCGTCTTTAGAAAAACCGGCACCCTCTAATTCAGATAAAATAGTATCTGGGCCGATAGTATCTTCAAACGCAATTAACAATTTCTTCAGGTACTCTTGATCTATCTTCATAATCACCTCCATATTTTTAGCATTACTATATATTTAATCTCACCCCATACTTCAAGAAGTTCAATATTGTATTTCATCAAAAAATCCGCACTCAACCTATGGATAGGTTTGACATCAATGAACTCATAAAATCATTAACCTTCCATACGTTTAATGAAAGGTTATATTTGAAAAATAATAAGCACTATTTTAATCAATTAAATATGTTAACTTATAGCCTAAGCGTTTCCGAAGAGGCCGTTAACTCCATTTCTGCCATAAGCTTAGTCATTAAGTCTCTACCCTTAGATAATTTGTCTCCGCCGCCCATTAGATTATACAATGAATACACCATGGAATAAGCATCATCATATATATCTTGAGTAAAATCGTCGACACTAACATTACTTAATGATCTAAAACCAGGGCGAAAATTTTTCGTAACCAAAGCAGCCACTGAATATACAATATAAAATTTTATATTGTTTTTATCAGATATGCTTACATCCACCTTATCTTTCAATAGAGACTCAACATTCTTACCAATATAACCGGATATATAATATGATTTAACATCATTAGTTTTTGAGTATAATTTAGAGTATGATGAATTGTCCTCAAGCAGAGTCGAAGGTCTAGCCCTTGCAAAGTCTGGTTTTTGTAGTGTAATTGACATTACACATTGTGCCAAAAAAGCCAAACTGATTATTTCGGTAGGTTTTTTCCCTTCATTTTTATAATAATTTTTCCTTCTGTCATAGAAAAGCCCCCTAGGTTTCATGAAGTCTTCAATATCTCTATGAATAGCATCAGTTGCTCGTAAGGATGCCTTAGGTATAGGGGTTTGACTATTTGTTGCTCGAATTATTCTATCTCTACTTTCTTCATCATCAGGTACTATTACCCTTACAAGTATACCTCTACTATCCTCTTGCACTCTTTGAGTAGAAAAATATCTATATATTTCATTTGATGTTTGAAGACCATTTACTATTTCTGGGTTGTGAATAACCAACTCTTTACCACCAGGAGCTGAAACATCACTAGCAAGAATCGTCACTCCATTATTAAGCCACCAAAAATCCTCTCTAGCACCATTCATCTCTAATGATTCTTGTATTTCTTGGTTTACATTAGTCTTACCTTGATAATCTCTTACATTAGCTTCAAATATTCTTCTTATTATATTCCCTTCTGCATCAGTGATGAACTTATAATAATCGGGAAGCTTAACTAAAGAAATAAAAACTTTACCCTGTGAGGATAATGGGTTTTCAGCCAATTTTAGGCTAAATACTTCATTATCTCTTTTCCTGTAAATCTCTAATAAATTTGTTGCGCCTATGGTATAAAATTCAACAGACGCATCTGTTAGCTTTAATGATACATCTCTCTTCAAGTCTATAATCTGTTGTTCAACATTTGGGTGGATTTCTATGCCCTTCGTAACATAATAATATTTAACATTCAATATTGGTTTTCTAGTGATAAGCTTAAAGTATACATTTCTAAATAGTTCAAATTTAGAAATGACAATATTATTATATCTCCCCCTAAAAGAATCAGGATCAAAACTCAAATCTAAAAGATTACAACTTAATCGAGAGAGTTTCATAATTGCATCCTCTCCGAATGATTTTACATTTTTACTTTGTATAAGAATCAATTCAATTATGGGGTTTTTTTTATATTTATCTGAAATATCAATATCCTCATCAATAAGATCTCCATTAATGAATATATAAATAGCATCGACACCACCATCTAAGGACTTACCGCAAATACCGCCCTCGATATCATCGTAAGTAAGATCATATTCTTTGAGTAACTGGGTACATGTATAAAATTCAAAAAAGTCGTCTTCCCTTTGATAATCTGTAGAAGAGGTAAACTCTTGCTTAATAATTTGTTCAATCAAAACTTGATCGTTAGTACTCATCCCTCACCTCTTCGTGCTTATTTTTTATATATATTAGTGTAATTAATGATTAACTTAAATTTATATTTTTCTTTTTCGTGATACACCTCAATTTGAGGTGTATCTGCCGCACAGGGACATCTTCCAGATTGACCTCAAAGTGACCGAATCTCACTCGAGGCTCCACGTGATTTATTGCTGTTTCGATTAAATTAAGCAACGCCGTATCATTTCTGTTCGGCGCCTCTATTTGACTGTTCATCAAAGTATTCTAGATTTGACTCAGCAGCTTCCGCCCGATGCTGCCACTCCAAGCACTCCCGCTCGTAGTGTTTTGCTGTGCGCCGGTTCTTATTAGATGATGCCACAAGCTCCGCTATACGGTCAGCGATGCTATTTAGCACCTCACTCTCGTGTGGTCCAACTCTCTCCGCTGCTGAACGAATCGTAGCAATCATGCCATCGGTTGAAATATTCATTTGGTCTCGCCTCTGTCGTCTCTGCGGTCACGCCAGTAATTTAAGCGCTCTTTAAAAAACTCTCGGTAATGCACCGGTACCCGTTCAATCGCTTCAAGTACGTGAGCGCGGTTGGTCCTACGCTCGTACAGGTTTTTTATTAAGCCGCTGGCTCTCAAATCAAGATTTAGCTTTTCTTGGTATTCCTGAGGCCAGAGGCAAATGTTGTACGGGAGTCTGCGCGGGAGATAATCCGATTGCCCAGACATGGTTACGTCCTCGACTCAGCCGCCAGGCGTTTCATGATGTCGTGTTCGGCGGGGAGTGGCCCGGCCTTTACTTTGTTGAGTAGCTCAAGTCTTACTGGCGTATCTGCTTTGAGAATGTGCTCAACTCTGTCCAGTGGCATTTTTAGCATGACTGAAATACGTTGCGGGGAGCGTCCAAGACGCTGTAATTCATAAATACCAGTCATAACGCGGCGGCCATAGCTAATACGGTTACCGATTTTCACCATGGCGCCATGTTCAATGACAGGTTCAGCAACTTTGTCCAGCTTAGGTGCTGGAACATATGGGACACGCAGACGGGCGCGAGCTGCTTGATTGATACGATCCATAATTGCTGGGCCGTGGTCACAGCCATCGTCAATCACAGGACGTTTTTCATTGATGTATTTGTTGATTGTATGCATGGTCTTGCCTCTTTTTTTGGTTACTTAAACGCTGGTCAGGCGCAGTTAAAATTTTGGTGTTGAATAGTGTTTTTCTTTGGCTGGAGGCCTTGATGCCTCTTTTGCCATTCGGCTAGCTTCCTTTGCCACCAATTGATCCACCGGTAGAAAGTGGCCGTTTTTAAATTCCTGATAAACGGTACCAGGCTCGCCAAATCGGTTTTTGGTTACTATGGCCTCTGCAAATCTTGCTGCCGGACTATCTGCGTTATAAACCGCCTCTCGATACAGCATGATGATGCTGTCGGCGTCTTGCTCTATTGAACCTGAGTCCCTGAGGTCTGAACTGATTGGCCTGCGGTTACCTGGTGGCCGTTCATCTACTTTTCGCGACAACTGGCTCAGTGCAAAAATCGGGGTGTTTATCCGACTGGCCAGCGTTTTTAAACCGCGTGAAATGATGCCGATCGACAAGTCATTACGCTCCGCCTTTGGTTTCGTAATCAGGCCAAGGTAATCAACCATCACCATTCTCAGTTTCGGGTACCGGCGCTTGTGCGTTTCTGCGATAGCCCGTATCTGATCGATGGTTAGCTCACTGGCATCAACGATCCAAATATCACGACCATTCAATGCCTGTAGCGCGGAGTTAATACGCGCCCAGTCCTCATCGCATAACGTTTTAGGGTCGCGTAATTTAGACACTGGCAAGTTACCAGCACCGGCAACGGAACGTTCCACCATCTGTAGGGAAGCCATTTCCATGCTGAATATCAACGCACCACCGCCGTTCTGTGTAGCCCCCTCAACAATCTTCAACGCAAACTCGGTCTTACCCATCCCCGGACGCCCGGCGATAACCACCAAGTCCTGCGGGTTAAAGCCGCCGGTGATAGCATCCAGCTCGACTATGCCGCTTTGCAGGTTCATTGACTCAATTTCACCATTCATGCGCTTATCCAGCATATCCATATAGCCGGGCAATAAGTCATTCAGATGCACAGGAATAATGCCGCCGCTATCTGCCGTCATATCAATTAGCTGTGTTACCGCGCCCTGTATCACCTGATCGCGCTGCTCCTGATTGTTCGCCCCTCGGATGCCGTCAGCCGCGGTCTGAAATAATGCGGTCATGGTGCGGCTGTACCAGGACTTACGGGCATGGGCTGCATAGCCTTTCAGATTCGCTACGTTTCCCGGCATACGGACGATTTCAGACAGAGTGGCCAGACTACTACCGCCCAATGCCTCACTGACAAACAGGACATCGATCAGCCCTTTAGTCAGTGCCTGCTTTTTAATTTCCGCATACGCAGAACGGTATATTCTTATGCTGAATGCTTCCTCTGGTAGCGTGGCTATTACCTCCAGCGCATCAGGGGTAGAGCCGCCATAGAGCAGACCAGATAAAATTGCCGCTTCCAATTCTTGAGGCTTCATAGCGCACCATCACGGGTTTTTCTCAAGACTTCCGGTTTCATCAGATAATCAAAGTTTGCCCGCCAGCCTGCCCCATCATCACCACCGAAATAAAACACGGTTGCCTGTTCGCGAAAGGCTTCGAAGTAGCTCTGAAACGCTTCAAGGTCTTTGGTTTTTAGGTATTGGAGTAATTCGCGGATGCCGTGTTTACGGTCCTGATCAATCTCAGCCGGTGGCAAAACATCGCTGAACACACGGTTATACGCAGCGATGACCGCATCGCAATCAATCCGCCCAGCAGACTCAGACCATGCACGAGCATCAGCCAGATAACCATCGAACCGGTTTACACGGCAGATATTCGCAGGTTTGGCATACTTGCCGTTGCGGGGTTTCCATGTGCTGACTACCCATAGCACCACCAGTTTCAAATCAGCCAGCGCGTAGGCTTTGCGTGATTTAGTTGCCGCCAGCAAGGTTTCGAATGGGCTAGAATCTTCACACCGGGTGTGGGTGAGTTCGTTGTAATACGCCAAAGCCCTTTCAGCGTCAGCGAGAATATTTTCGGTTTCCCCTTGAGGGGTAAGGGGTGTATTTGGATCTATGACTGGTTCAAGAGAGTGACTGGTTCTGGGTGCAGCATTTGCACCACTAACCGGTGCACCATTTACACCAGAGGGTGCAGGAGATTCACCATAGGGTGCACCATTTGCACCAGCGGAATTTAAGCGCAGGTGATAAACATTTGAGCGATTTAAGCCATTTTCAGATTTACGTTCTTCAATCCTAACCAGCCCACTTTTGACCAGTTCTTGAATATGATTCTGTACTGAACGTTCTGATATTTCACACTGATCAGCAATGTAAGGAACCGATGGCCAGCACTCACCCTGATCGTTCGCATTGTCAGCTAATTTTATCAGCACCAATTTACGTAACGGGTTGCCGACTTTGATATTCATGGCCCGAGCCATTAGATTCATGCTCATAGTCAGATCCCTAGCGCTTCGGCTATTTGCCGACAGGCAGACTGATAATCGTCGGGCGATAGATTTAATTTACGCAGCTCTGTTTTTTTCTGTTCGTACTGCTCCCAGATACTCATAGCGGCAACCAGGCGCCCTTCAAAAATTGGCGCAACATCAGCTTTGCTGGCTGGCTGTCCGTTCAACATGAACCCGTTGCAGTACGTGATTTTATCGATAGATGTAAGCATTGGTCTTGCCTCTGTTTTATACGGTGGTCAGCCGGTGGTGTTGTGGTCTGATTGCGTGAAGTGCCGCAACAGCGCCCGATATTCTTTGTGACATGTCACAGCCATCTAATAGAACCGCGCTAATTGCTGCGGCAAACTCTCTGCTGGCAATCGAAACCAAATAATTAACGGTCTCGCCATTCACTCTGGCCCGCCGTTCTGCTGGGAGTGCCGCTTTAAGTACTGGTGATAATTCCAAGACCTTTCGCATTGATGCTTTTGAATCCCCGCGCAGCCAACGAAATAACTGCTGCCGGTTGTTGTTGATAGATTTCCAATCAGCGCCGCCCTCCTCGTCTTCAATGGGAGTGAGGCGTACTGAATCCGTACTGATATTAAGCAAGAAAAACATTCTGCTGATCTCGATAGCTACATGCTCCTGCCCCCGTTCTGCCGCCCACGCCAGAACTTCGGCTTTAAGGGCTTTGATTTGTTGTTCCACGTTGCGTCTCCTGTCGCAGGAAATTGATTATTGATAATCAGATTTGTGAGTGGGATTTGGTTAGACTAACTTCAGGTTCCGGATGCGGAAATAAGTCTGGTAAATCAGGGCGAACTTGATGCGCTTGTACCTCACCATTGGTAGCTTCAACGAGGAATTTAACATTTCTCGGGGCTACCTTTGCTTTGCCGCATAACCATTTTTGAACGGCCGCCTGAGTAACGCCGCATGCCTCCGCTAGTCTCTTTTGAGTGCCAACAATTTGAATTGCCGTCTTAATTACATTATCCATTTCAATCACCTTTGTTGTATTTAACTGCAAATATACAACCAAGGTTGTTTTTAAGCAACAACAATAGTGATTTGACCGGGTATAACTAAGGTTGTATTTTGCGAGGATGGGAATGACACTTGCACAAAGATTGAAAGTAGCCATGAAGGAATCTGGGCTAACTCAGGCTGCACTAGCTGAGAAGGCTGGAGTTTCACAAGCTGCTATTCAAAAAATAACGTCCGGTAAAAGCCAGAGCACCACTAAGCTACTGGAAATTTCCCGCGCACTCCAGGTACGCCCGGAATGGCTTGGAGAAGGGATTTTGCCGATGAAAGAATCGACTAAAACAATAAATCAGGAATCAAATATTCCTTCTGAGAATGATTGGGGGAATATTATACCTTGGGATAGTCAGTGCCCAATTCACGAAGACGAGGTCGAAGTGCCATTCTTACGTGATATTGAACTTGCTGCCGGTGATGGTAGCTTTTGTGATCAAGACTACAATGGTTTTAAACTTCGCTTTTCGAAATCGACCTTGCGGCGAGTTGGTGCTCAGAAAGAGAATGTCATTTGCTTTCCAGCCCATGGAAATAGCATGGAGCCGATTCTACCAAACGGTACGACAGTAGCTGTTGATTGTGCAAATAAAAAAATTATCGATGGTAAAATATATGCAATCAATCAAGACGGATTAAAACGTCTTAAACTTTTATATCGTATGCCAGGAAATAAGCTAAGTATCCGCAGCTTTAATAAAGCCGAGCACCCAGATGAAGATGCTGACGGAGAAACCGTAGAAATTATTGGCCGCGTGTTTTGGTGGTCAGTTCTGGATTATTGATAGCTCTAACTTCTAAGTAGTCCAATGAGGGTAGGAGTGTCACTCAACCTAAGAGTTAAAGGAAAATATGAAGATATTCGCTGAGAAATTAAGAGCGCACTCTGATCACGTAAAAAAAGTAAGCCATCATTGTTCTACCGAAGAAACGACTAAACAAGCATTAATATTGCCAATGTTAGATATTCTTGGCTTTAACTCTTATGACCCAACGAAAGTTAAAGCAGAATATGGCGCTGATTTCCCTGGTGTTAAAGTAGGTGAACGAGTCGACTATGCCCTATTTTGCCATGGTGTTCCTGTCATGTTTATTGAGGCCAAGGGCTATAATCAGAAACTTGATAACCATTGCCCTCAGCTTTCTAGATACTTTAACGCGACACCTGAGGTCACTATTGCAGCTATAACTAATGGCACCCAATGGCGTTTCTTTACCGACCTTAAGCAAAGAAATATTATGGATGCCTCTCCATTCCTACAGATTGATGTAGATGAAGCATCGGACTCTGATGCTCATCAGCTATATCAATTCCGTCACGACCAGTTCCAACCAGAAGCACTTCGAACCTTAGCTGAAGAAAGCATATACTTATCAGCATTTACTGATGTTATCAGTGATAGTTTAAGGAATGTTGATGCTGATTTTGTCCGCTATGTTGCAAGTCGCTCTAGCGTACAACGACAGTTGAACCAAAAGTTTCTCGACACAATTACACCACTAGTAAAAATGGCAGTAGAACGAGCTGTTAGTGCAATGGTAGTTTCTGGGCTATCAATGGCTTCCAACAAAGACAAAGATGTTGAAGTCTCACTAGCACCAGAGCTGAAAAAAATAGATGAAACAGCGTCAGTCGTGGATCCTGAAAATTCAAATATAGTTACTACGCATAACGAAAGGTTATTTTTTAGTAATATTCAACTATTACTTGGTGAACAGGCTGATATTTCAGCAAAAGACACAGCCAGTTATTACAATATTCTTTGCCAGGGAAAATCAAACCGTTGGGTTGTACGCTATTTTGATAGTAAACAGCGACCATCGATAATTTTACCAATTGAATTAGATGAAAAAGCTATTGCAGAAGTTGAGCGAGCGGGACTTGAGCTAGCTCCAGGCAATCAAATTATAATAGATCGCCCTGAAAATATTTTGCGATTATCCGGGCTAATCTTGGATTCATACAATTACTGTATGGACGATGATAATTTCAGAAACAAGAAAAAATAGTAATCCATTTCCTGCCCCTTCTCATTGGAGGGGCGCATACATGAATCCCTACGTCATAAACGCCTACCTAAATTCAGCCTTCATTACTTGATTAACCTCTAAAAAATTCAAAAAAGCATAACCAAACTAAAGCTAAGAAAACACAAATAAAACCAATGCGCCATAAAATACAACCAAAGTTGTTGACACAAATACAACTAAAGTGTTTAATTGTTTTCATTAACACGGCACAGCAGCCGATGCGAACAGGCAGGACGCCCACGAAGTAGCTGCCGGTGGCATACGAAACACCGGATGATTCGCAATTTAGGTTTAGTACGTTCTGACAGCCCGGAAAGACGGCACCAAATTACAGACGTAAAAAAACCCACCGAAGTGGGCTTCTTTACCCCGGATCACCGACCAAAGTTAACCGGGAATTGCTAACGGGGACCAACCCGTTAACAGAGGCAAGACCAACGGCTTACGCCATCGACCTTAAAATTAGTATATCAGGAGTTGCTATGACAGCACTACAGATAACCACCACGCTCTATATCCATGTTAATCCACATTCAGCATTGAAAGATAATCGCTTTATCGTGTGTACCAGTGACATGTCACAGTCCGCGCCAGCCTATGCGTTACTCGAAACCCGCGAAATCACGTTGGCGTTCGACGAACCCGATCCATTTGAAATCATCAGTAAGCAGGTTGATTCACTACGTGCTCAGAAAGAACGAGTCGCGGCGGAATCATATCGGCATCAGTTGCTTATTGATGATCAGATTCAGGCGTTGCTCTGCATCGAGCACACCATGCCAGCAAACGTCTCTGACGATAGCGACATTCCTTTTTAATTAGCCCTACATCAAAGACCAAGATCCGCTTAAAAACCAAAGAGGCAAGACCAACATGACTGTATTTATTTGCTTATTCGAGCCGAAAAAAGCGGCTGTCAAAAATGGGGCCATCCCATTGGTTATAGCGCTGGAAGCCATCAATAAGAAAATGGCATCCGCACTGGCCATCGCTAAATTGTGGGAAGCCTACCCCGCTGCTGGCGATAACTTTGCTGATCCGAAAATCTGTGAGGATACCGTCGGGCAACCGCGCCCCGTGGTTGGTGAGTTCGACGAACAGTTCGCACAAGACAATACTTTTGATGGCAAAGTATGGACGCCAAATACCGCGGCATCGCCAGAAGATGAGGACGATAACGACGGCGACGAACAAGGTGATGATTCTGGTTTAGTGAACTACGCCAAACTGGGCATCGATGTCAAAGTTGGCAAAATCCTAATGTATGACTTACGTGACATCGATACGCACGAACTATCACTGGTATATGACCTGGTTAACGACGATGAGGGCGATGCCGGGCTACGTTCCATTATAACCGCATTAGCAGGCATACCGGCTATAGGGGCAATGTATCAGGAATCAGTCAAAGAGCTGATCGACGCTATCAATGTGAAATTCCCGAAAACACCTCAATTCCCAGAAGTTCGAAAATTCGCTCAAAAATGGGTTGATGAACCCGGCAAGCGGGATGAGTTAACCGGGACGAAAAAAGTCACCCGCATAGATACACCGGCCCCTGATGCGCCAATTAAACGCAGCTTTGAACACACATACAAAACGCTTGATCTCGAAGTTGCTCTCGCCTTGGTACCGGCTGATTTTAACTGCTGGGAAATCCACTCAGCAGAAATGAAGCAAGCAAAAGAGTTGATGGACAGTAATGATGATGCCTGGCGCAAATGGTCAACCGAATTACGCGTTCGTAGCGATGCATTGTCTATTCCGCGTGAAACCATCTTTGAGATCATTCGCGTTGGTAAAAAGAAACCTATCTTCCTGACCAATGCTGCCGCCAGAAAAGAATTTATCGCACAATGCATCGCCGTCAAAGGGCCACAGCCTGCGGTTAAAAATTTGGGTGACGGTAAGTTCTCTATTGATGGTCTGATCGGTGGTGAACCCCAACCGGCGGCAAATAGTGAAACAAAACTGGCTCTGGTTGCCAATTCTGAGCCAGAAACTGAAACAAAACAGCCAATCATTGCAACAGAACAGGAAAACCCCGTACAGGAACCCATCACCGATAACACCGCTCAACAGGCTAAAGAAACCTTAGATCAATTGGGTTACAGCGTTTATGCCTCGACTGATGAGAAGCCGGCAGAGGTTATTGATACGGCGCAACCAAGCACGGTTGCTAGCGTAGAAGTTACTGTTGATGAGTTCCAACACCGTGCCGGGTTGATTGAGCAAGAGATTGCGCAGAAGTCCCCTCAGGAACAAGAAAACCTGCATATTTGGAAATCGGTACAACGCACCGACCCGCGCTTTACCAAACCTGTAGAGGGCGCGGGATATGTCGCTACCAGCATTAACGCTGAATATATGTTTATGCGGGCCACGGAAGTATTCGGCCCCATCGGTGAGGGTTGGGGCTATACCATTCTTGAAGAAAAGATGCTGGCAGGCGCGCCAATGTCCGAGGCTATTTACGACGATAACAAGAAATACATTGGCAACCGGCTTATTCGTGATGCCGATGGCACATTGATATGCGAACAGAATCACTCAATCAAAATTCAATTCTGGTATTCAATGGAGGGAGATGTGCGTGGCGAGATCGAAAGCTACGGAGCCACCCCTTACATGTATAAAACCAATAAAGGGATTAAGGCTGATAACGAGGTAATCAAAAAAAGCCTCACGGACGCCATTAAGAAAGCGCTATCTATGCTGGGCTTTAGCGCTGACGTATGGCTCGGCATGCACGATAACCCCGAATATATGGCAGAAAATAACATTGAGTTTGCTATCAAAAATGCCAGCGAAAAAGCCGGTGACTCAGTACGTCTGCGCAAAGAATTGGATGAGAAGTTAACCAAAGTCGGCAATACCATTTCGAATGCCGTTACCACCAATGAAGTGAATAAGATATATAGCACCATTACGCGAGAAATCGACGTACACCGCAAAGATGCCGACGCCAAAGCTGACAAAGAATACGCCAACTACCTCAAAAGCCGCCTGCTTGCATTACATCGCTTAACCGAACAACGGGTTGCCGAACTTAACGCACAGGAGCAATCAGCATGAGCAACACAGCCATCGCATTAGCCGCAGACCTTTTCAAACTGCAACAATTGGTTGAGTCCTCAGATGAACTCACGCCAGAAATGATCGCCGATACACTAGAGGGTTTAGAGGGTGCTTTGGGGGATAAGCTGGATGCAACCTATGTCTTTGTCCGTAACTTAGAGGGCCAGGCTAAGACCTGTGATGAGGAAGCTAAACGCCTGGCTGAGCGGAAAAGGTCATTCGAGAATCGGGCCAAATCGATCAAACAGTACGTCCTTAACTGCTTATTGGCCGCAGATAAGAACACACTTAAAACACCGTATAACACATTCACCGCGCGTAAAGGTGTGGCCAGTGTGATGATCGACAATGAGGACTTATTGCCCAGTGAATTGGTGACAGTGCAAACCATCGTAGCGCCCGATAAAAAGGCCATCAAGGAAGCCATTGAAAATGGTGTTGATGTTAAAGGTGCGCATATCGAGATAGGCAATCGTAGCCTGCAGGTTCGCTAATTTCATCCCCCCCAAACCAACGGGGCATTACTGAGGCAACACCCATGCTAAAGCGTACTCACAAACGCGGTGAAAAGTCCTATATCACGCTCCCCGATGGACGAACGGGAACTATCCACACCGATCGCCGTTGTGATGTTCACTACGATTTTCCGGTAGATGTTCGAATTAGCAGCACTCAACCGCAAGAAGTCGCTGAAAAGTTGATTTTGCATAATCAGAAATAATCAACCCGCCCCGCTAGCATGGTGGTAATCCAACACCAGGGAAACCACCATGCAGCCATGGCAACCGGGCAAGCGCCTATTAACCGACTTCGATATTAAGATCGGCAAGTTATCAGCCAGTGTACGGAAACAACAACTCACCGACCACGATATACAGCGGGCCTGTTCTGCGACCGACAAAGCAATAACCCAAATGATACAGGGGCAAGACCATGAAAAACGACCACGACATAATCACCAAAGAGGAGATGATTGAGTTGACCGGTCATCACTACAAAACCAAACAATGTGACTCTTTACGCCGCTCGGGGATCTTTTTTATCCGACGTCCGGACGGACACCCGAAAACCACTTGGGGCCATTTTTTGAATCCAGTCAGTTTGCGCGGTAAGCCGCTGGAGCCGGAAAAAGAAGAACCCAATTTCGAGGCCATGAACAGTGGCCGGTAAACGCAAGAACGCCGCCGATAACTGGATGCCCTCACGAGTATTCCGTGGCCCCAGTGCTTATAACTTCAAACACCCGGACGGACGCACGATTAGACTGTGCGCACTTAACGCTACACAGGCAGAAGTCTGGGTTCATTATGAGAAGTTCATTAATGAGAAAAAAGACAAATCAACGTTAAATACCTTAGTTGAGTCTTTTTTCCGATCCGTTGATTTCATTGATCTGGCAACCGAGACACAAAAGGACTATCGGAAATACGCAACAAAGTTATTACCGGTTTTCGGTGCCATGCACCCCGATAATATAAAACCTGAACATGTCCGAAAATATATGGATAAGCGAGGGCTGAGTAGTAGGACACAGGCAAACAGGGAAAAAACGTTTATGTCGCGGGCCTATAGATGGGGATATGAACGGGGATTAGTGAAAGGCAATCCCTGCAAGGGAGTTAAGCAATTTAAAGAGGAATCGAGGGAACGCTATATTACAGATGAAGAATATAACGCTTTATATCAGACTGCACCCGACATCGTACGAGCAGCAATGGAAATAGCGTACCTGTGTCTGGCGAGACAAGCTGATGTGCTTTCATTGCGCAAGGATCAATTTAGAGAATCGGGGATATATATCAGGCAGGGTAAGACAGGGGCAAAACAAATCAAAGAGTGGTCGGTGCGCTTACGTGACGCTATCGCACTGGCAGAGTCCTTGCCCTTACAACCCGGTATCAGCAGTGTATACATCATCCGCCAACGCACCGGACTGCGATACACACGCGACGGCTTTAATAGCCGATGGCGCAAGGCCAAAGAAGCAGCAAAAGAGGCACACCCTGAACTGGATTTTAATTTCACCTTCCATGATCTGAAAGCCAAAGGTGTTTCTGATCTTGAGGGTTCACTCAGTGAGAAGCAGACGATATCAGGGCATAGAAATATGGGGCAAACGGCGCGATATGACCGGAAAATAAAAGTTGTTCCGGTGGTAGGCAATCAGAAGAAGTGA